ATACGAATCATGGAGAGATAATTTTTATTTACCAGTTTCGCAGAAAACACTTGACTCTCTGAGTGAATCTGGTATAATGATGATTAATATATTAGACCCAAAGATTAAAGGTAAACGATATCGTTCTGGTGATGAACTTGTCGATATGTTAAAAGATAATTTTATGGGTCAAGTTGGAATGAGAATTATGCAAAGACCACAAGGTAAATCTGTATTTAAAGATGAGAATGGTAACTTTGATAAAGCTGCAATGGATGAGTTTATGAAAAGAATATATATTGAAAACGTCTGGTATTTTAGTAAAGATAAAAGTAAAGATATCTTCAAACATATCAAACGTAATACCTTGGAGAACTTTTTTACATGATGGAATATGATGAAGGTTTAACTCCAGTTGAAGAGTATAATGGTATCTTCTATAAGAGAGATGATAAGTATGCACCTTATGGTGAAGACTTTGTAACTGGTGGTAAGATTAGACAATGCAGAGATTTGATAAAAACAAATCTTGATTATATAAAAGAAGAATGTGGTGGAACAATTTCTACTGCAAGTTCTATACATTCCCCACAAGCAGTCATTGTATCTAAAGTTGCAGAAGAGTTTGGACTAGAATCAATTATTGGTTTTGGTAATACAACTATAGAGAAAGCACTCAAGAATAAAGCGATGAAGATGTGTGCAGACTTAGGTTCTGAAATGGTTGTGTTAAGTGAGTCTCAAGGTTTCAACAATGTTCTTTATGCAAACTTAAATAAACTTGCAGAGAAAAGACCAATGTTTAAAGTTTTATTTGGATATGCAGCTCAACGATATCGTTCATCAATTATCGGTAGAATTGCAGAACAAATAGAAAATGTAGACTGTGATACCTTATATGTTCCACTTGGAAGTGGTATGACATTTACTGGAGTAATTGAGGGTGTACGTTTGTTTCAAAAACAATTTAAGGTTGTTGCACTACAACCATTTGGTTTTGATAGACGAAAAGATATACACAAAAACCTAGAAGGCCCAACTTGGGATTATGAATATTCATATGAAGTAGGTAAATACCCTTATAATAAATTATTGAAGAAGAATGTAGGATTTGAACTAGATATGGTTTATGAATCTAAATCTTTTGAGATGATGGAACAAATGATAAATAAAGATGAGAAATCTTGTTTCTGGTGTATCGGAAACAGTAATTATATAAGATAGGAGAAGTGAAAATGGACACAGACTTATTAAAAGATTATTTAGAGTTTGTAGATGAAGTTTCTAGTGACCAAACTAAAAACACAGATGACTTTATCGACTCTATGGAAATCATAGATGAACAAGGTGTAGACCCATCAAGACTAATGACTGCAAGTATCGGTTTGTCTGGTGAGGTTGGAGAATTTAACGATATCGTTAAGAAGTGTGCCTTCCAAGGTAAAGAGATGGATGAAGATGTTGTAAGACATTTAAAATCTGAACTCGGCGATGTGATGTGGTATATTGCACAAGGGTGTATGGCACTTGGAACAGACATTGAAGAACTAATAGATATTAATACTGCGAAACTTAAAGATAGATATCCAGGCGGATTTGAAGAGTTTCGTTCTGAAAACAGAAATGAGGATGATATATAATGGATTTTTTAAAAGATATTGCTAAACAAGCTGGTAATGAATATGCTGGTTTGGTTGCAGACGGAGTAGAAGCAGGAGATGTAAGTTCATTTATTGATACTGGTTCTTATATTTTTAATGCATTATTAAGTGGTTCTATTTACGGTGGTCTACCATCAAATAAAATTACTGCAATCGCTGGTGAAAGTGCAACTGGTAAAACATATTTTGTAATGGGTATGGTTAAAAACTTTTTGGATGCAAATCCAGACGCTGGTGTTATTTACTTTGAAAGTGAAAGTGCGATTACTAAACAGATGGTAGTTGAAAGAGGAATTGACCCAAATAGAATGGTGATGTTTCCAGTGACTACTGTTCAAGAGTTTAGAACACAATCACTTAAAGTGTTGGATAAGTATCTAGAACAAAATGAAGAAGATAGAAAACCTATTCTATTGTGTCTCGATTCACTTGGTATGTTATCTACTACTAAAGAAGTAGAGGATACTGCTGACGGTAAAGAGACTAGGGATATGACTCGTGCTCAAGTACTCAAAGCTGCATTTCGTGTATTGACTTTAAAACTTGGTCGTGCAAAAGTTCCTATGGTTGTAACTAATCACACTTATGATGTTGTGGGTTCAATGTTCCCCCAAAAAGAAATGGGTGGTGGTTCTGGTCTGAAGTATGCTGCTTCTTCTATTATCTATCTTTCCAAGAAGAAAGAAAAAGATGGTACTGAGGTTGTTGGTAATATTGTTCACTGTAAGAATCATAAGTCTAGAATTACTGTAGAAAATAAAATGGTAGATGTTCGATTGACTTACGATAAAGGTTTGGATAAATACTACGGACTACTTGACTTAGCATTAAAGTATGATATATTTAAAAATGTATCGACTCGTATTGAGTTACCAGATGGTTCAAAAACCTTTGGTAAGACAATCAATAATAATCCAGAGAAATTCTTTACTGAAGATATTATGAAACAATTAGACGAATGTGCAGAGAAAGAGTACAAATATGGAAATAGAGAAGAAGTACAAGTTAGTTCAGAATAAAGACGCTAAGTGGCAAGGTATAGGACTAACTAAAGAAGCTGGTTTCTATCAAGGTGTAGTCTACAAGTATGGGAAGGTTACACCACATGAAGAAGATGGTAAGTTACGATTACAATTTGAATGGTCAATATTAGATTCAAATGGGTTAGGAAAAGAACATTTCAATGATGACTTTTTTAACTTGATTGGTGACGTACTTTATGATATAATGGATAAACAATTGAAGGATGGAACGCTACAATATGTCAACACAGATACAGACAATTGAGAGAACAACTCTCACAAATTTAATATATAATGAGGATTATACTAGAAAAGTACTTCCTTTCATCAAACCAGAATATTTTGCTAATAGAGATGAAAGAGTTGTATTTGAAGAGATTGAAAAGTTTCTAGATAAGTATAATTCTTTACCTACAAAAGAAACTCTAACTATTGGTATTGATAATCGTAAAGATATCAATGATGAAGAGTATAAAAAGATAGTGGACATTATTAGTACACTTGATAAGACAGATGTTGACCTTCAGTGGTTACATGATGAAACGGAAAAGTTCTGTAAAGATAAAGCAATCTATAATGCAGTTCTTGACGGAATTAAGATTATTGATGGGAAAGACAAGAATAGAACTCCAGAAGCGATTCCTTCTATTCTTTCAGATGCACTTGCTGTATCGTTTGACCTATCAGTAGGACACGACTATGTTGATGATGGTATGGAAAGATTTGATTTCTATCATAAGAAAGAGATTAAGATACCATTTGACCTAGATTATTTTAATAAGATAACAAAGGGTGGTTTACCACAAAAGACACTAAATATCGCACTTGCTGGAACTGGAGTTGGTAAGTCGTTGTTCATGTGTCATATGGCTGCATCTACACTTATGCAAGGTAAGAATGTTCTGTATATCACACTAGAGATGGCAGAAGAACGTATTGCAGAAAGAATAGATGCAAACTTAATGAATGTAACTATAGATGATTTACATACACTTCCTAAGAAGATGTTTGAAAGTTATCTAACACGAATAAACAAAAAGACAAATGGAAAATTGATTGTCAAAGAATACCCAACTGCATCAGCTCATGTTGGAAACTTTAGAAGTTTGATAAAGGAACTTGCACTAAAACGTAGTTTCAAACCAGACATTATCTTTATTGACTATCTCAATATTTGTGCATCATCAAGGTTTAAAGGAAATGCAAATGTCGGTTCATACTTTTATATCAAAGCGATTGCAGAAGAACTTAGAGGACTTGCCGTTGAGACTAATGTTCCTATTATGTCAGCGACACAAACAACTAGAGGGGGGTTTGTCTCAAGCGACATTGGGTTGGAAGATACGTCAGAAAGTTTTGGTTTGCCTGCTACAGCAGACCTTATGTTTGCACTCATATCTACAGAAGAACTTGAAGACCTCAATCAAATCTGTGTAAAACAGTTAAAGAATCGTTATAATGACCCTACTATGAATAAGAGATTTATATTAGGTATTGACAGAGCGAAAATGAAACTGTATGATGTAGAACAACAAGCACAAAATGACTTGGTAGATTCTGGACAAGAGAAACATGAACAACAGCCTGTATTCGACAACACTCCATTTGCTGGAAAGACTAGCAAGTATGAGAAATTTTCAGATATTAAAGTCTAGTAAGTATAAAGTAAAATACTATCACGACATTAATGTAGAATCAAAAAAGTGGGAAGTTATTGAACTCCCCTCTAGGCGTATCGTTTGTAAACATCATTTTGAAGAAGATGCAGAAAAAGTATCAAATGTTCTGAATACAAATAAACCATTCGGTGACTACGGATTTCCAAATTTCTTAACACATAAATAACTGTATTAATATATGGAGTGTTTGGATGATAGATTACGAACTCAAAGTAAGACATATTCTTTCAGAAAGAGTTGACACAACTCTCAATGCATCAATAACAGAATTATTTCCTGCTATCGCATTTAACTTAAAATATAAACCAAAGTCGGTTGAAGATTTTAAGAAATTTCTGTACACTCTAAATCCTAAAAGAGCTAAAAGTTCTTGGGATAGTAAAGATGAAGATTCTGCAAAATTAGTTATTTCTAAACTTCCATCTATGGAAGAAAGATTTCTCAAAACAAAAATGGAAAACGCTATAGGTGTTACCAATTATCTATATGGTCTTCATGCAACAAAACCCATAAGAAGTGTAGTATGGGGATATCGTGCAAAACCAAGAGGTATTCCTAAAAATCATGCTGGGGATATTTTTGTATTTTTTAAAGATGGTGATGCCGTGGGTGTAAGTTTGAAGGCTGGTTCTGCAAAATCAAAAGAACCACTTAAAAATACATATGTCGGAACACAATATAAAAACTTAGGAATTTCAACGGATAAATTACAAAATGATTTATGGACTAGAGTTTATTCTAAAATTCCAGGCATAGAAGAGGTTGCAAATAAATCTAATTATGTAAAAAATAAAGAAGTTACGAAACTTTATGTAGATTATTATGTAGAAAACCAGACTGAGGCAGATGAACTTTACAAGGAAATGTTAGTTGTTTGTAGAGAACACTTTTGTAATATATTAAATGATATGGATAATGATAGTTTTATTGAATGGGTTAGAAATACATTCAATCTTCAAAGAAAAGATGATGAAGTTCCTTTAATTATGGTTAAGGCTGTTGGTATGACAGCAGAACAAAAGGGTGATGATATTGTTGATATGATACCCCTTTTAACAAATCATCATGCATATCTTAATAAAAGTTCAGTGCAAGAATACTTAATTGATATACATACACCAGATGAAAAGAAAACAATGAAAATGACAATTCGTTCCGACTCTGGTGTAAGACCAGAAAAAGGAACTTCTGGTCAAGGTAGACTTGGACAATATTTACAATTAAAAATGCAATATAGTGGTGTACAGTAATGATAAGTTTATTGCAAGAAGGTAAAGAAGGTAAGAACCTACACTTAGAACATATCGAAGATGAGATATTAAACTTTGGTGTGCCTGGGGGTAGAGCTGCAATCAACTTTGTTCGTTCACTAAGAGATATGTTAGCAGGAGAGTCAAGGTCTTCAGTTAACATGACTGTGAAGTGGGATGGTGCGCCTGCAATATTTGCTGGAGAAGACCCAAGTGACGGTAAGTTCTTTGTTGCAAAGAAATCAGTATTCAACGCAACTCCAAAACTATACAAAACAGCCGCAGAGATTGATGAAGATGGACTATCTGGTGCATTGAACACAAAGTTCAAAGTTGCACTAGAAGAGTTTTCCAAGTTAGGTATCAAAGGTGTTCTTCAAGGTGACTTGATGTTTACATCTGAAGATAAATCTTCTGAAAAAATTGACGGTAAGTCTTTCATCACATTCCAACCAAATACAATTGTATATGCAGTTGACCCTACATCTGATATTGGTAAAAGTATTAATAGTGCAAAGATTGGTATTGTATGGCACACAACATATACTGGTTCTACATTACAAGATATGAAAGCATCTTTCGGTGCAGATATAAAAGGACTAAGTAAATCAAAATCAGTGTGGATGGATGATGCAACATATAAAGATGCATCTGGTACTGCAACAATGACTGCAAAAGAAACAGCAGAAGTTACTACACACTTATCAAATGCTGGTAAAACATTCCAAAGAATTAATGCACCACTACTCAAGAAGTTCTTGAGGTTACAAGATTCCTTAACTGGTAAATTGGTAGGTGCAAGTTTGAAGACATATAATAACACAAAGGTTCGTGTAGGTCAAGCAATAAAAGACCCTAAAGGTCATGCAAATGGTTACATTACTCATGTAGAGAATCATTTTCAAAAAGAGATTGAGAAACTAAAGACCCAGAAATCTAAAGATGTTCTGGAAACAAAGAAGACTGAATACCTAAGAGAATTTAAAAAGATGTTACCCAATCTTCAACAAGTAATTGCATTACAGATGCATCTTGTAAATGCAAAGATGGGGATTGTGAAAAAACTAAATAGTGTTAAAGGTTTAACAGATACCTTTATCAAGACTAGTAATGGATTTAAAGTGGTTAACCCAGAGGGTTATGTTGCAATTGATAGGGTTTCTGGTGACGCTGTGAAGTTAGTTGATAGAATGGAATTCAGTTTCAATAACTTTACTGCAATAAAGGCATGGGATAAATGAAAACTTTAAAAGAAATGTTGTGCGAAAAGGCATCAATCAAACCTACAAAATCTCCAATGCAAAGACGGAGAGAAATGGGTAGACGAATGAAACTTCTTGCAAAGAAATCTTCCACAAAACTCAAGAAGAAAAGAGCGTTACTCAAGAAGAGAGATACTGCTTCTCTTCAAAAATCAGCTGCAAAACAAGCAAAGATGAAAGTTATTAAGAAGGCACTTGGGCCAGACATTAACTA